TCCTGCTGAATGCATACCTAGCACGCCATTGTCGACATCAAAAATTACGCTACCACAAGCTCCAGGACGCTGAAATTTATAAAACACGTCTTTATCTGCGTTTAATTGCCCAACAAAATCGGGAATTCCACTCTTATATTTAAAAGTCCAACTATCAGTAGTCTTGAAACTAGAAGCTATACTATGTAACGGAGTTATTTCAGTGTTAACGAGGTAAGTTTTGGCCATATTTACAACGCCTATAGGTTTTATTTTAAAATGTCTAGACAAATTTTTAAACGGAGTAGCCATGTTTACTGTGCTACGTAATACCACCACATCATCTTCATTATTTCTATATAAGACTTTATATTTACAATGGTCATACAAAATATGATTGACTTCTTTATTTTTATAGATGGTGACATATACCTCGTCGTCAAGAACGGAATGCGAATTTAAAACTATACAATGTCCTGAAACTAGGCCGTGTGTCTCAATAGAGGCATCTGAATTATGAATATCCATACAAAAAACTTGTTTAGCCATATGATTCAAAGATGGGTGTAAATCAACTTGTCCAACAAATAATCCTTTACGAGCATTTCGACTCTGTTCATAAATGGTAGCTACGATAGATACTATAAAAGTAATAGCAAAGCAAATTACAATTTGAGGATCTCGAAAACTAAATATATCGAAGTTTTTAACAGCCTCATAAGATGTTTTAGCTAACTTGCCTATATACTCATACATTCCTTTAACTATTTCTCCAATATATGACATAAAACCTGCTTTCGTTTTTGGATTTGTTTCATCAGGTAAAGTCAAGACAGGCGATACACTGGGAGTATTGGGAGGTATTACAGCATTTTCTATACTAGTGAAATAATCATCATACATATTGTAATCCACACTATCATCGTCTGAATTTGAATCGCTATCAGGCATAGTATAAGCATTATGGCCAAAAATAGAAGTAATTAAACGGTCTCCATCGGCAGTGGCATCTTCATATAAATCTATACCTTGTCCTAAA